TTCCTCAATAGACTGATTGCTTGCGTCCTTTCGGTTCCCGCTCAATCGAACGGTGTCAATAGAACGATCTACTCCAAACCAGCTATCGCCAGAACTAGGAGCTGTGAATGGAAGCCATCCAGCAAGCCCCGAGATCTTAGCGTTCACATCACCCTGAACGAGCAAGTAATCGCTTGCTGCCCAAGAAGCAGGTGAACCAGCAGAGCCGCCCAAAGAAGCGGATACAGTTACGGTCCCAGCAGAACGATCAACAGAGATAACGTATCCGAGAGCAGCGCGTGGAGTACCGCCGTCAGTTGCGTTAGCTTGAATTACCATTCCAATTTCAAACTGAACAACGTCCAGTGCTGAAGCCAAAGTGATAACGCCAGTTGAAATAGAGCTGATTTGTCCAATTGAACCTGTTCCAGAGCGGAACAAAGCAGAACCCAGAGAGTTCTTGATTGAACGAATCGCGCCGTCTACCTGTACCTTTGCAGCGTTAACAAACGCTTGCTTGTCGGTACGAGCAGAGAGGAGGGTCTTGTTATCCAAAGTAGCAAGGGAGTAATCGCTTGCAAGGGTAACAAGAAACTCGCGGAATACGTCAGAAGTCTGGTTAGTTTGAGCAGTGCTGAAGGTTGAGCTTCGGCCCTGAGATACACCGATCTGAACTGGCTGAGGGTAATACTTACCTCCGGCTTCAGTCATCTTAGGCATCATAGCTAGGGTAGGGTTAGTCTTATATACTTCGTTCAGAACTTTCTGATCGTCGTATAGCTCTTTGAGCACGGGGTTTAGGGATGTTAAGTCAATATTTGCCACGATTAATCTCCTTTAGATTAAGCAAGTTTAAGAAAAGAAAAAATACGCTTGTTTTCCTGATCTCATACTCAGAGGGGCAAATATTAAAGCAAAAGCATTTTAAGCTTGACTCTATCTTAACTTATTTACTTAAAAGCGCAAGGGCATTGCGTAAACGCTCCGCATCGGTCTTAGGAGCCTTCTTTTCAGAAGGTGAGGTCTGACCATGAAGCTGGCTTGAAAGCGTCTTAGGCGGCGTTTTAGGCGCTGTCTGGGCTTGAGCGTACTTCTTTTTATAAACAGTCGTTTTAGTAACAAGATCAAGCATTTTCTCCACATCGGAGAGCATCTCTTTAGCCACATCGTCGATTTGAAGCACTTCGCCAGTCGCATTGTAATGCTCGTTGATCTTGTTAAATACCTGATGCTGCATATCAAGCGCTGTCAATGCGTCAAAGTCTGGATTGGCTTCCAAGTGGGTCCGAATAGCCGAGATCGCCTGTTGATTAGTCTTTTGTGACTCTTGCTCAAGCATTTTGCGCTCATACTCGGCCTTTTGGCGGCGCTCATCTTCTAACTGAGCCTGTAAAGCTTGGACCTTCTCTTCCACACCCTTGATCATGAGATCAGGAGTAGGTTTTTGGTCATTCAGAAGAAACTGAGCCGCGTCTTCGTAGCTGTAACCGAATGCTTCGAGGGCCTTGAGAGGATTCTTAGCGTCTTTGATCGCCGATTGCTGCTCTTTCCATTTAGCAAGCTCGGCCTTTTCAGACTCCACTTGTGCCATTTGCTTTTTGATCTCGATCTCACGAGCTGAAAGCGCCTTACGCTCACGGTTTAGGGCTGAGAATCGCTTAGAGAATGACTCTTGAGACTGAGGATCTCCCTTACCGTCACTTTTAGGCGCTGATTCTGGAGCATCGTGGACCGCCGGAGCGTCCCCAGATGACACGGGTGTTGATGTTACGGTCGGGGTTTCAATTGCTTCTGAGTTCATGCTTATTCCTTAAGTCCCCTGAGGTAAAAGCGCCGAAACGGGTGGGGACTGAGCCACGCCTTGCGCTACATCAGGCATACCGCCGCCCATTCCTGGCATTGGAGCCGGAGGAGCTGGAGGCATAGCCTTGATAATGAGTTGTTTGGTCTGGTCATTGAATTGACGGAGAAGCTCAAGCCTGTCTTCCTCTACATTACAAACCTTGGCATAGGCGTAATAGTCAAGGAATAGCTCTTGAGCCAATGCAAGATCGTCTTCCGGCTCTGGAGCGGTAAACTCGCCTTCCTCAATCATTTTATCAAAGAGTGAATGCAAGTAATCTTCCTTAGCATTCTGGAGTGTCTCGATTGATTCCAGATCAGGGAAGTCCATCAAACGGCGGCCAGCCCTCGGATTAAGTAGACCCGCTTGCATATATTCTTGAATCGTTTGAAGGCGGCCCTCTGGATCGCTTGGAAGATTAGAGACTGGAAACATTTTAAGAATGTAATCTTCTTCCTCAAGATTAACGTCAGCAAAGTCAATCTCTTCAATGAATTTCTTATTCTCAGCCTTTACCTTGAGAGATCCCGTTTCCTCGATAATGTCTTTCGCGCAATCCACAATCAGGAAAGCACAATCAAGCACGTACTGCTCATCGGCCTTACCGAACGTCATAAAACGCTCTGATTCGATATTTGAATAGGTACGGAGAGCCTTACCAGAGTCTAGGCCCGCAGGCTTTTGTGACTGTGCGGAGAGCTGGGAGATCCCGAAGATTTCAAACGCCTCAGACTTTACAGTCTGCAAGCGCTGATAAATCTCAGGCTGAACAATTGGCGGCACAAGATATTGCGGCGGCTCATCCGAGTTAATGATGGTGCCTAGCTCATTGTTAATGTGTTCTTTAACGATCTTTGAACCATTCTTGAGCCACACTTTGAATGTGGACCCCAAATCAAGAGAGCGGCTGATACGCCACATGATTTTATTGATCTCAAGCTGAATGCCTTGGATCTGTTCAGCCCCACCTTGCGCCCAGTAGCCTTCGGTGCGCTCAGCAAATGGGAGCTTAGCGAATGGAAAGAATTGTTTCTTCCACTCTTCAGAGAATAAAGCGCATCCATCAATAACGATACAGTGTTTCCCATCCCCAGCATCTTCGCCGCTTGGCAAATGCCATGCTTCAATCACCATGAGCTGATCTGAGGTAGCAGAATAAAGCCCCACCGCGTCTAGGCTTGCTGAGCTAGCAGCGCGAATCTTGTCGGCATACTCAGGATAACAGTCAATCAGGACATCTCGGTCTACTAGATCCACCTGCATCATTTGGCGCGGAGACCCATTCAAAGACTCGATCCAATCGGTATAGATCCTGCGAGGGTTTACTCGCTCAATACATGGACGGCCATCCTTTGCGAATACCTTGGCAAGCCCATCACCAAAGACAATAGAATCGACCACATTCTTTTTTCGGATATGGGTGTAAAACTTGTTTTCGTAAAACACACCGTCAACAAACTTCTCAAGGCTCTTAGCTTGCTTCTGGAGCTTCCAATCACCGCCAGAAGTAACAAACATAGGCTTTGGCCTGTTCTTGCATACCTTGCTAGTCAGTGTGTCAGTAGCCGATTGAATCACGTTGTAAGTGATCCGAGTCTTATTTCCGTTCGATAGGTCACTGATTTTAGTGGCAGAGAACCCAGTCACCCCAAGGAGATCCTGATTCCCGTATAGTCGATTGCTTACGCTGTATTGATACTGACGTTGTTTCTCTTTAGAAAACTCGGACATAATCTTGAGCGTACTGATAACGGCATCAGGAAGGTTTTTATCTTCCGCTAGCCACCATCGCTTAACAAACTCAGAAGTCGTGTCGATCTTCTTCTTTTTGCCGTTCTCTGAGAAACTTGTGTAATCAATACGCTTAGCCATTTTTTACCCCTTTTTAGCCGCTTTCCTGTCTTCGAGGATATTCTCAAAATGCGGAGTAGCGGCGAACAATAAAACGTCATCTGGCGGCATATCTAGATTAGGGCTTTCAAGGTATTTCCCTGACTCGCTTTCATACTTAGTGGCCGCTTTGCTCAAACGCTTAGGCTTATCCCCAAACTCAAGCTCTATGTTTTCATATACTACACGAATAATATTGTATTTAGCACACACTTTCGCTAGCTGCTTAATTTTGATGAATTCCCCTGCTTTTCGTCTCTTTATTTGCTTTTCCATGCTTATACCTCTCCAAACAGATCAAAATGATCCTTATTTGCCTCTCTATTTTTGTTTAAAACATCCTCAAACATATTTTGTTCCTCTTGTTTAAACCATTCCTCAGTGCCCTTCTTTGGCGCTGGCACGGCATTGGCCAAGTAAGGCCTACTCATCAGAAAGTATCTCAGCGAATCGTAAGCATCATCTCCACCAGATGGATCACCGTCGTTAGCGTCCTGCTTTAATACGTCTTCAATACGGTTAGGATCTGTCTGCATACGAGACAAAGTGTCAAAAGTAATGGGACAAGTATTGAAGATAAAGAGCTTAGGTTTCTGATCTGGCCTATCTCTCCACGCCAGATATTGGCGAACTTGATTGGCCCCTTGGATCCTATCGGTAATGGCCCTAGATAGCACAAGGCCCTGCTCCATAAACTCCTCGGCAATCGTTGGAGGGATCCCCGACTTAGTGACGCCTTTCATGGCCCAGCAATCTAACCCTGCAATGATCCGCTCAAGCTGCATAGTGTCTGGAAAGGCTTTAACCTTCTCAATAAACTGATCCACCCTGAGCTGAGCTTGAACTAACTCCCGATATAGATAGATATTCCCATCCCCATCAACAGCGAACCATTGGAAGCTCGCCGGATGGTTATACCCGAAGTCGTATGAGCCTGACCTTGCCCAGTGAACGGGAATGGAAAAGGGCTTAATGAAATGAACGGTGCGATCAATCTCACCGAAGAATTGGCCTGCGAAAATGTCCCAATCACCGTAACGGAACGCCCGTCTAACGGCTTCATTTGGTTCAGACTCAAGCCTATGAATATAGTCGGGGTCATTGTCTAAGAGCGCCTGATTATCGTCTACGAGCGATCTAATGAAGCTATAGTCAGTGGGTCTTTCACGCTCTGAGAATCGCCTCTCAACAAACAAACGCTTAAGCCAAGTATGACCAATGCCCCCAGGGTTGCCCGTTAACATGGCCCTAGCCTTAACGCCTGGACGGGATGACCGATTGGATCCGAGCAGCGTTCTAAACATTCCTTCGGTCCATTGGCCCGCCTCATCTATGGCCAGATCATGAAACTCGCGCCCTTGATACAGGTCCACATCAGCCTCAGAAGCGCAGTGACAGAATTGCAGCGTTGACCCATTAGGCAAGCTCAGCAGCTTCTTAGACTCGTTCCAATAAGGCCTGAGCTGAGGATAGGCGGCAAAAATTGGCCGAATGTGATTGGCCTCAAGCTCGGGGTAGGTCTTACGAAAGATCGCTCCCGTACTCCCTGGATACTGAAACCGCCTCATGAGCATAATGGATCGCAGCCCGTGAGACTTACCTCCACCCCTTGCCCCACCAAAAAACGTAATAGGCGACTCCTCTATGGCCTCAGCAAACTCAATCTGCTTAGGCTGGAGCTGGATCCTAATTTCCACTTATTGACCCCATTGTTCAGCCATAGCGTTAGCAATTCCTTGATAGGTGGTTGATCTTAATTTCCATCGGTCTTTGGATGGCGGCAACAAATGAACTCTTTGTATTCGCCCGTCAACAATTTCTGTAGGCGTTAGCGGGGCCAATCCCTTAAGCCATAAACAAGTGGCTTTAGTTTCACCGTGACCAAATTGCCACGGCTGAATCACCTGAGTTTGATTGGCGCCAATGATTTCTTTTGCATACTTATGCATGATTGGATTTTCGATAGCAATTTTAGGGATT